AAAAGAAGGCAAAAGAGATACAGCGCAAGACAATTAAGCAGCAACTTTATAGGTTTAACAATGAGTTATCTAACTGGAAGTTAGGAATTAACTGTTTTGAGGACGTTTATAACAGCACAACCGAAACACTTATAAGTGTTTACAATGATATAGTAATAGATGCTCACTTGTCCGCAGCAATGGACACAAGGATAAGCAAGACAACAGCTAAAGACCATAAAATAGTAGACGAACAAGGGGAAGAAATGGACGAAACGGCTATTTTCAACTCCCAGTGGTTTAGGGACTTCATGCGAATGAGTTTAGAGTCTAAATTTTACGGGTATAGCCTTATCCAATTTGGAGACAGAACGGAGGACGGATTTAAGCGTGTTAAGTTGGTCCCTAGAGAGTACGTTTACCCACAAAAATACAGCGTAAGGAATACACCACAAAACACGGTCGACTTAATCCCGTTTAACAAAGGGGTTTATAAGAATTGGACTATTGGAGTGGGAACACCTGAGAACATGGGCCTACTAATGAAGGCGGCGCCTTTAGTTATCTTTAAAAAGACAGCTTTAGGGTCCTGGACTGAGTTCGCGGAATTATTCGGCGCTCCTTTTAGGTTAGGAAAAACCGACGTGAGGGACGAGGAGCTTAGAGATAATATGTTTGATATGTTGGAGAACATGGGGCGTAATGCCTTCGGTGTTTTTGACAAGGACGACGAACTAGAATTTATTAGAGACTCTAAAACAGATAGCTATAATGTATTTAACGAACTAATTGAGAGATCAAACAGCGAGTTAAGTAAATTGGTGCTTGGGTCCACTATGACAATGGACGACGGCTCTAGTAGATCACAGTCCGAAGTACACGAAAGAACTACAGGCGCAATTGAAAAAGAGGACGCTTTATTTTTAGCTGAGGTAGTTAATAAGCAGCTTATCCCTTGGTTAAATGAGTACCACGGTTTTAATATACAAGGTACTTGGGTATTTGACGACACGGAAAATATGTCTAAGCCTGAGCAGTTTAAAATTGACTTAGAGTTAGTTAAAGCCGGGTTTAATGTTCCTAAAGAATACTTTACAGAGACTTACGGCACTCCAATAGACGAGGCCGAGGAGGTAGAGCCAGACCCTAAGGGCGGTAAAAGTTTAGACGCTGACAACGTCTTAAAAAAAAAAGTCTTTTCGCTAGCGAGTTACAGCGATTCCATAGACGGGGATAGTTGCGACATTTGCAACACTATTGATCTAGAGGACACGCCTCCGCCTGAGTGGTCGGACGAGTTTATTAATCAGATTATAACGGGGGTCCATAGTGGCCTATACACGTTAACTAATTTACCAGAAAGTTTATACTTAGAGACAGCGGACCGCTTAGTTAAGTCTATGCTTGAGGGTGTAGCTGAGTCAAAGGTAATTCCAACGATAGCAGACCCGGACTTTATTAGGGCGCTAAGGAATAACGCCTACGTCTTTAGTGGGGCTAAGACCTTTCAGGAGGTTAAAACTATGTCGGACTTTTTGCTAGATGAGAATGGAGAGTTTAGGAGTTTTGCAGACTTTAAGAAAAAGGCAGAGGCTACCTTTGACCAATTCAATAAGCATTGGTTACGCACCGAAATGACTCAAGCCCACAACACGGCTGAGGCGGCTAGTAAGTGGCAACAGTTTGAGGCAGAAAAGGAGTTCTTTCCTATGCTGAGATATGACACGGCAGGAGACGAGCGAGTTAGGTCTAGCCACAAAGCCCTAGACGGAGTAATTAAGCCAGTGAATGACCCTTTTTGGGATACTCACGCGGTGCCTAATGGGTGGAATTGCCGGTGTGAATTATTACAGGAGAGCGAGGCAATAGAGACACCGGACGAGGATATTAAAGCGCCTGAGGACATACCGGAAAGTATGCAGTTTAACCCGGGTAAACAAAAGGTTTTATTTGACCCTGAACACGCGTATTTTCAAGTAGGCCCACAGTTTGAGGACCTAATGGCTAATAATTTTAACTTACCTGAGCCTCCTACAAATGTCTAAAAAGTTAAGCCCCCAACTAAAAGCGGCCCTATTAAAAGTAAAAGCCTCTAATCACATTGTTTTAGCCCAAGCGGCCACGACGGCGGTAAACCACTTTAAAGCTAACTTTAAGGTAGGCGGTTTTGTGGATAGGGGCGTAGATAAGTGGAAACCTAGGAAGGGCAACAAGGACCCAGGGCGAGGGATATTAATAGGGAAAGGTTCCGGGCGTTTAAAGCGCTCAATTAAAAGGACTGCTTTAGCATCAACTAGGGCGGTTATAGGTGTTAGCGGAAGCCCTATAAAATACGCGAGCGTCCATAACTTCGGGCTAAGGGCTGGCAGGGGTAAAGGTTTCACAATGCCACAGCGTAAATTTATGGGAGAGAGTTCTAAACTTAACGAGAAAATAAGTAGACTAATTAAGCGACACGTTAAGAAAATACTTTAATTTTAAGCCATGCAAAGGGATTTAATAGAGGCAATTAAGGCACAAATAGCCGCAGAGTTACCACAGTTTAAGACTGTAGACCTTTATAATGACCAATTTACAAAGCAAGATGAGGGGTCTATTGATTCTTTTAGGTTTCCGGCTTTATTTATATCCTTTCCTGACGGAGCAACTTATAAAGACTATACGGCAGGTGTTCAAACCTCAGCGGACGTAACAGTTAGATTTTATATAGCCGATGAGTTAACAAAGTCTAGGTTAAGCATAGGTAAAACAGTTTTAGAGGTTTTAGACCTAAAGCAGACAGTTTTTAGTAAATTTCAAGGGTTTAGCGGTGTAGGCTTTAAGTCTTTTAGTCGTATCTTTGAGGAGGCGGACGAAGCGAGGACTAATTACTACATATTTTCACAAGACTATAAAACAAGCGTTATAGATTCTAGTAGCTACGTAGATCAAGGGGCAACCCATACCGTAACATTAGACTTAACAAGCGAGGTAATAATTAACCCACTGACAGACGACGGTATTAGAACGGCTAAGGACGTAAACGACAATTAAAATGGCTAGGACAGTAACAGACATACAAAACGAGATAATAGCAGCGGTACAAGCAGACCCAAACCTAGGCGGATTAACTAGCCCCTCAGCGGTGGCAATTTGGAGGTTATGGACTAGGGTTATAGCGGCAAGTCTGGAGACAGAGGAGCAACTAAATGACCTATTTAGGTTAGAAATGGAGCAACTAGCGAGGGAGGCGGTTCCTGGGACGGCTGATTGGTTACAAAAGAGAGTTTTAGAGTTTCAATACGACGCTTTAAACCCTCAAATAGTAACGGTAATAGACGGGAAGGCTACGTATAGCACAATAGACGCGAGTCTAAGGATAGTAACACGGGCGGCAGTAATAGAGCAAACTAACGGCAGGGTATTAGTAAAAGCAGCAAAAGACGACGGAGCGGGAGGCTTAGAGCCTTTAGATGCTTTAGAGTTAAGCGCTTTAACTGGGTACTTGGACGCTATTGGGTTTGTAGGTATTCCTATTGACTCCCTTAGCTTACCACCTGACAGGGTTAGACTAGACCCTTTAGACATTTATTATTTAAGACAGTATGACCCGGCAGTAGTTAAGGCTAATATTATAACAGCTATAGACGACTATTTAAGTAGTTTAAGTATCGTAGACTTTGACGGGGTAATAGTTAAAACAAAATTAATTGATTCTATTCAGGCGGTAGATGGGGTAGTTACTTTAAACGATACTACTTTAATACCTACGGTTAGACCTTCGGGAACACCAACGCCAGGCGGATTAGTTATAACCGTACAAAGAACAAGCGACGCAGGGTACGCAATTAGCGAGGACACCTTCGGCTTAACTTTGAATGATGTTATTACAATGGTGCCGGATAATTTAACCCCTAGTGTTTAATGAGTATTTTCGATCTAAATTATAATTTACTTGTAAGGGAGTACTTACCACCCGACAAAAGAGAGGACAAGGCGGTTAGCTGGTTAACGGCTTTACTTGAGCCACTACAGACGCTACACGACGACACTTATTTAGTATATAAGCCTGACGTAACAGGAAGGGCCAAACAGAACGGACAAAAGATAATATTAGAGAGTATTTTAAACGAGGTATTTTCTGTAGTTGGTCCTCAGTTTATATATATAGACAACACAGGGGACAATATAACAGCGGATATATTTTATAACGAAAGTGAGG